GTCAGGTCCCCCACTCCTTAACATCTTCTATCGGCACCGAAACCCTTTGCAGGGATTCAGAGCCTTCATGAAAATGATTCGCGATGCCCGCCGAAACGGGATCGCAACTAGGAGTGTGACACGGTTGGAGATAGAGATCTCCTCGTGTCAAAAGACGACAAGTATCAAGAGTGCGAGATTAGCTAGCATAAAGAAACACTTTTCTGCCATCAGCCGGGCCCATACCTTACGGTACGGGCATCCTCTAACCAAGAGGACCGCGAGCGCGTCGCGGCTGAAGCGAATTGTGAAGTTTATAACAGCACTTTTGCGTGAGGGTCCGAAGATCCTTTCCGCATTCTCGCACGAAGCTCGGTCACATAGTCTTCTACTAAACACCAACTGGAAGTCGGCCAGGAATGAGTTCCTGGCATCCACAGTTGGGCGCTCTGTTTGGTGGAAAGTCAGTGATGAGCTACTTGATACTTCAGTGCAGAAAGTGAAGAGTATCTGGATGACGAAGGCCGTCCTTAAGCGCCGGGAGGAGCACTTTAGGGGCCTAAAGGAGTACATAACTAATGTTCTCCCGACATCCAAATTCTCTGATGAAGAGTTGGCCCGGTGGCCACTTCCAAATGATCACTCCGTGCTCGAAAAGAGCCGGAGACAGGGAGGTAACGCCTCTCATCTTATGGAAGTGGCAAACTGGGACAGGGCCATTGACTTTGATGCCTTGCATGCCCTCATGGACGCGCCGGTCGAAATGACCGACGTTGTCTCTGGGGACTGGATGGGCGTCAACGACGTTCTTCCCCCTCACATGTTTCAGCACCTGACACAACCCACCGAGGTGGTTGTGCCAGATGGCGATACAGTTAGGGAAAGGTACGTCTATTGTCGTGACCCGACTCCGCTCCGACCCCTTCCTCTCGTGGAGAAGGGGGGGAAGGTGCGAGTTGTCACTCTTCATCCTGGTGACGAAATTCATTGCGCGCGAAGACTTACGAGCCTGTGGTTAAGCAGGCTCAAGAACTTCGCGGTAACCCGACAGATGATGAAAAACCTTCCGGTAGTGCTGGAGCCTGAGTGCAGACGTGGTCAAAAACCACAAATCTACTCTGCAGACTTATCCAGCGCCACCGACTACTTCGACCATGACTTGGCGATTCACGTAGGGATAACCCTTTGTGAGGCGCTAGGCCAAGGTGAAGAAGACAAGGAAAGTATTCATCGACTAT